AATTCAGCATAAACAAGACTATCTCTCTTAACCTCTTTATTCAACCAAATGAATTTATCCTTTAAAATTAAGTTATAAGGATTAATATTCTTATCAGAGAACAATTTTTCATATTGTCCGAAACTGACAAAATGAATCAATAGAAATAGTATTGTTATTAATCTTCTCATTTTGTTTCACTTACTTTATAGGGCAATTTTGTTTTCTTATTTTCACCTTTTATCTCCATTTCAGGTAAATCTGTTTTTCGCAACCAAAGTCTGATTCTTTTTCCATCCTTATTCCATATCAGAATCATTGCTTTGTCAAACTGAATAGCATATTCATTCATCGTGGCGTAATAGTTCTGTGCTGAATCAGCTATCAGAATTGGTCGGTAATTAATGGTATCAAATTCTATAATTCCATCTGCCATTTGAATTAATTGAGTAGCCAATGCACTATCTATTTTTGTATCCTGAGCCTTCACTGAAAGACTTAGAATGATTGTTAATATTGTAAGTAATTTTTTCATGTTTTTTTCTTTTTAAGTGAATGAATAATATTTATTAATTTTTCTTATTGTAGCCCAAAATGGTATTTCATTTTTATATTTTTCTATTTGATTTATTAGCACTTCACTGCCTGTAAAAATCACGTGTTTCTTTTCCTTAAATTCAATTTGTAAAGTTAGGTACTTTCCATCTTTAAGTTTACTTGACTTTATTGAATATCCAATTACTTTAATTTCTTGATTTACTACATTATCAAGTTTAATCTTGTCTCCATCCAATATTTCTTCTTTCGAAAAGTCCCCAAATCGTTTCATATTACTTTCTTTAATGGATTTGAAATTTCATCACGTATGCATCTATGTTTTATAATATGACATATTTCGTCATCAAAAATGCTGTTTTGCAGGTTCTTGCAATTTGCATGCTTAAACCAGCCATAATAGCTCATAATACTATTGATAATTAAACTGGTATTCATTTTTGTATGTTTAGTTTTGATTCGTTTCACCGACCTTTTAAGATTTTGCTTAATGCTTTTTCTCAATAAAATATAATCGTGAAAAAAGCGATACCCTAAAAAATCAATGCCTCTTTTATCTACAGGAAAAACTTGCCAATTATCTTTAATTTCTAATTTAATACCATTTAACCAAGTTTCAATTTCTTTATAAAATGTATGCAAAAATGCTTTATCTTTATGTAAAATCACAATATCGTCACAATATCTAAAGTAATACTTTACTTTCGATTTACAGTAATGGTCAAGCCCTGATAAATAGATATTACCAAAGTACTGACTAAGGTAATTTCCTATTGGCACACCCTCTGTGCTGTCGATAATCTCATCCAACAGCCACAGTAAATCCGGGTCTTTAATTTTCTTTCGAACAACCACCTTCAGCATTTCATTGTCAATCGACTGATAATATTTTTTTACATCAAGCTTCAGACAATACCTGGTATTTTCTTTATCCTGCATAGCCTTTTTCATGCGCTCAACGCCATCATGAATACCGCGGCCCTTTATTGAAGAATAGGTATCTCTTATGAGTCCTTTGTACCATATTTCACCTACAACCTGAAGTATTGCATGATGTACTATCCTGTCAGGATAATAAGGCAATTTGTATATGTCTCTAACTTTGCCGCTATCGGTTTCCTTCGTAATAATTTCATATTTCGAGTTCCTGAAAGTTTTGTTTTTCAGGCTTTCATGCAAAGCGGAAAGATACAAATCAGGATCAGAATCAACCATTTTCACTTCTGAATAATGATTTTTTCCTTTTTTAGCATTTTTATGAGCCATTTTTAAATTTTCCATCTCATAAACTTTCTCGTATAAATACCCGTACCTTTTCATAATTTGCTTATTTCACCTCCAGTTCTTCGAGAACAAACCTACCAAACTGAATGAGGCATTGCTTTGTGTTTTGCCAAGAGGCAGGGTTTTTGCCTTTCATATCATATTTTAAGCATAGCTGACTGGCGATATTCGAATTGGCATTCGACCAAGCGTTATTCGCATTCAGCGCAAAACTGCCCGCTTTGCCACTGTTATTCGCATTCGCGCCAAAGAGAACAACCCGCCAAGCGAAAAGCAAAAACCCGTATATTCGTATTTTTTTCATGTTTTTGTCAAAAATTAAAAGCAAAGCCGACCGGCGAAAGTCGAACCGGCATTCGACCAAGCGCCATGCGCAGGCAGCGCAAAACCGCCCGCCCGGCCACCGTAATGCGCAGCCGCGCCAAAGAGAACAACCCGCCAGTAATCCCTGCCACTTTCACTGTATTGCCAATAGTAATCTCTTACCAGCAATGAGCTACCAACTGCCGAGGGGATAAATCCAAACGTCTCCTCAAAATCGGCGATATAACCGCCACTTGCACCTACGTAACTGGCATCGCACAGGTAACGCATATTGTCGCTTCCGTAATCTTTAAAGTACTCCGCATTGTTCGTGTAATAAACCGGCTGCGCCGCCTCCGTTCCCGTCCATCTGCCATCCCATGTTATGCCATCTAAAAACTTCCACACATTTCCGTACCAGTTTTCAATGCCCCGGTAAGTCATGTAGTCCGTCAGGTAACCGGCAGTTCCGCCGTTGCTTACCGAGTTGGTTCCGTTGCCGTCACCTATACTCAAACCAGTCGTACCAATGTAGCTGTCAGCAGCCCAACTTCCATCCGACAACGTAGTTCTGCCATTTCCAATCATGCCCTGCGTGTTAAAGTTGGCATATTCGATTAAATAGAGAAGCTGAACCGCACTGTTTAAGGTAAAATCAAGTTGTCTCCATCCTTCACCTTTTGTTGATGCAGCCTCCCTGTATTCACTTCGTTGTTCATTTGTTTTAGGCCACTGACCTGCAACTGAGCAAAGTAAATCTCCGGTTGCATACACATCTGTGTGTATGCTTCCAGAAGGAACGAAGTCGCCTGTACTTGCATCCCATAGGCTACCTTCAAATGCGCTGTAATACCTGTAATTCACCTCTTGATTATCTTTAAAAAATGCAGGATGCAAAGTAAATCCGGGCAAATGATAAAGTGAAACAGACCAATAATAATCGCCGCTGGTTGTAAATTCCTGCCGGTAATAAAACTTTGGAATCTGTACCATGATTTGAACAGCCCCAGACCAATAATCAACTGAATCAACTGTACTTCCTTCTTGCAGATAAGGGTCGTTAGGGTCTATATAATACTGTACAATCCCATAATCATTCAACGCACAACGCCTCATTTGCGAATGAATAGGTAGGTTTTCATTTCCGGCACTTTGCGAAACAGCAATGTCAATCAAACTTCCTGTACGTTGGTAAGTATTATCGTTCTTGTTCCAACGCACCCCCTGAAACATTGAAAGATAGTTGTCTGTAAGCCTGTCATAATCCACAATCAATTTCAGGCAGCTATCAGCCGAAGTAATGGTTGCCGTGCTTTCAATTGGACATGTAGCAACATATAGCTCATTGTTGTACGTGTTGAAAACTTGCATTCCTTGTGAAATGGATGTACCGAATTGAGTTGTTTCATTAGCTACACGAAGCGTTGAAACATATTGAGCCTGTACAAAAAAGGCAATAAAAATGAATAGTATTGATAATAAACGTTTCATATTAATAAGTATATGTTATTACAATTTTATCGTATTGATATACGGGGCCATCTACTGTAATAGTGGAAGAAGTAAAAGTATAATGGGCAGGATCAAGTGTAACACCGTTAAAAGAAACCCGGCAACCATTTGCAGTTAATGCTGAATGTGATAACGCGTGTGCCGTAGGTGTACTGCTAACCTCTTCAAAAGCCTCTGTAATCATTGTATAGTTGACTTCTGCCCCTGATTCTATTCCATCCAGCTTTGTATTAATTGTGTTGATTTCAGTTCGATGCACTGAAATACTATCCGATAAATCAGAAATAGCATTTGCATTCTGGTTAATATCTGTGCGATGTGAAAAAATACTATCACCAACCTCTTGTAATGCCCCTTCCACATCAGTTGAAGTGTAAAAACCACCTGAATCGGTTACATTCACTTCACTTGCATTCTGGTCATCGGTATTCAATAAAGTAAACGATGCAGATGCAGTTGTTAATGTAGCGGTACTTGCAACTCCGGCAGTGGCCACCCAATATTCGCTTGTAGCAATATTGTAAACTTTGGTTCCAACCGGCAGGTTACGTCCAAATGGAGTTGTAGCATTTGCTATACGCAACTCCCCAACATCAGTAGCCTGCGAATATCCTGTTATTGTTAAAAGGATAAAACTTAAAACAATCAATAACTTTTTCATTTTTATTGTTTTTTTACAATTAAATTATCATACATTTTTACGTCTAAATTTAAATTCAATGAAGTACCACTACTGTCCCATACAGTTTGTGGTAACACTTGTCCGTTAAGTATTACAAGACAAGTATTATCAATAGCAAATCCTAAATCAATATTATTTTCTGAATCTATAAGTTCTTTTTCAAAATATTGAATATCTAAATCATTAATCTGACTTCTGGTTATCCTAAATCCTGTGCTATCTAGTTCTGTTAACAACGTAGGAATTTCGCTTCTTACCACATCCGCCGTATCATGCAATTCACTTCTTGTAGCATACCCCGAAAGGTCATAAGTTGTGTTTGTATCTTCGAACTTTATATTTCCACCATCTTCAAGAGTGATAGTAAATACCCTGCCAGTTGAATCAATACTTAATTCCTGATTATCAGTATTATCCAAATATCCCGATAAATCAACCGATGTGGTACTTCCACGAATAAACAAACTATCATTCGATAACTCTGGATATAAATTTACAGTTCCTGTAAAACCGTTTACCGAAGCAACCACTGCATCATATCCCAAAAATTCGTATTTCGTACCATTGTGAATAGCGAACCCACCTGCCGTCCATGTTACAGAACCGCTTCCCAAATCTCTTGTACCTGTAACTGTAATACTATACATATCTCCATTACTTCCGGTTGAATCAGCAAGTTCAGGAGTATTGGTGCTTGCATTCCAGCCTCCTAAATAAGTCACACCGCCTGCAACAGAATTTTGCACAAATGCTTTAATGGCTTGCTCTGTAACTAAATCTGTATTGGAATTTCCAGAAAACGTATCATCATCAGAAATATTTGTAACTGTTGTTTCCCCAATCGTTAGTTCGTCAAGTATTAACTTATTCAGATCAAAAATCTGTTTTTTATAGATATTAATTCCATCAGTTTTATTCCAATCCTTAAAGAGTGGGTCAGCTTCGTGTGCATTGGTAAAACCTTCATTCACTATAAGAAATAAACTATCATTCAAACCTATTATCTGATCTATTGTTAATCTAAAACCTGTTGAATCAAAAACAGTCAACAGCATTTCTTCCGGCAGCACATAGGCCACTTTCCCATCGATATGGGTAAGTAAAACATCGGTGCCGCCTTTTTCCAGGTACTTTATCCAAAGTGCCGAATCTGCCTGCACTTTTTTGGCCTGAATGGTATCGTAGTCGGTAATCCCCATCTGCGCAAAAGAAACCGATGATATAAGTAGAAACAATAGAATTAGAAATTTCTTCATTTTTTAAGTGCTGCTATATATTTTAACCTGCAATTTTTTTTTACTTCAATGCTAAATCCTTTATAATTTTGACTTTCAGGTATTAACCTGTGCCATGTTTGATATCCATCTTCGGTATAACTATAAAGCCAAACTATATATGTTTCACCACTTGGAAAAGGACAATTAAACAATACATTATTAATCCCTGCTGTTAAGTCAATTTCGTCGGAACGAGGTAATAATTTACCTGCATTTAAATCTGAATTAATCAGTATCCCTTTTGCATCGTTGGTGTAATCATCAGAGGTCTGGATAATTATGGTTTCGATGTGCATTAAATTTGAATGCGGGAGCAATTGTCTAACTGCTTGTATTTCATTTTCTATGGCCGCAACTGCATTTTCCGGTTTTTCATATTCAAACTGCCCCATTACGCTTATTATTTTGTGCAGGAGGCAATTGGTAGCAAACAGATGATACAGCACATAGTAGTCGGTTGTGGCTTCTGATAGTCCGCTGCTATTGAAAGCCACACGCCCGGTTCCGGTGTTCAGAAATTTCTTTCCCGGACCAGCGTTTTCAAACCGCGGCAGCCCGGCAGCATCGAAATACCACACCGGCAGGCCATCACCCACGCCAACGGCATCGGCTGCGGCAAAAATATCGTCGTGCCACAGCTCCCCTGCGGATATCCCAAACTGGTAGTCGGCGTTTTCACTTCCATCGCCATCATAGGTTACGTTGGTTAAGCCTAAACCGCTTTGCCTTTGGCTGTTTATGGTTTGGTGCAGCATCCAGTGCATTTGCGGGTTCCACTCGCTTCCGTGGCGCGAATCGCCCACATAAAGGGCTTCGCCCGCGGTGGCATTCCAGTAAATCCAGGCTACCAAAACCCCTGAAATATAAAGCTCTGCCGTTTCTTCAAACGTGGGGTTTTTCAGCGCCGTCAGTTCGTACCTGCGGCGCTCGTCGTTCAGGTGGTAATATACCGCAAACAACCCTTCCTCGTTGGGGAGTTGCAACTCGTCGGGATTGGGTAGCTCGCTTTCGGCATCGTAAGCATAGTGGCGTTGCAACACGGAACCGCGGTCCCAGGTATAAAACCTGAAATGCGGAACATATAAATTGCCGTTGGCATCATACACCTCTTCGCCGGGGTCAACCGGTGTAAGGGTAAGTGTGCGGGTACTGTCGTTCCAGATCAGTTGTGCATCGTTACCGCCCGGCACATAAAAACCACTGGTGCGCATCGTTACCGGCTGGTTGTAGGTTTCGTCCAGCAAAGCATGCATCATGCCATCGGTTATCTGCTTTTTCCGCAGGTCCGAAAAAAGTTGTTTCAGCTGTGCTTTTGTAAATCTCCGTCGTTGCATCCCGTTTTATTTGCTGGTTAAATACCTCCGCTTCCGCTTCCGCTACCACTGCCGCTGCTATCGGGCGAACCGAACAGCGCGGCGGCCAGTTCCTCTATGGCGCCCTGCACGTTGGTAGCCGTTAACCCGTAAACCGGGTCGAGCGCAATATTTTCAGCATCGAAAAACAGCGCCTGAAATGCCGTGTTCAATTCGCTTAGCTTGTAAGGCTGTACCTCCCATGCTGCGCCATCCCAGCTAATTATTTCGTGCACTTCCACCGTTAACCCCCACACAGTACCCGCTTCCAGTACCAGGTAACTGTCGCCGGTTGCCGGTGTTAACGGCTCTGAAATGTCTGCGTATCCAATTAACGTTAACGATGGGTCAGCTAGTTTTAGCAGCGCGTTCAGCACCGCTATAAAATTGGCATCGGTCTCGGCTAAAAATACACCCGGGCGTTTTCCTGTTCCTTTTAATACTCTGTACATATCTTTTAGTTTACAATTTCGAGTTTTCCCGATAATTATCGGGACAGCGTTCAGTGTTTCAAGTTTAAAGTTTCAGGTTTAAAAACAGAAGGACAGCTTTCTGCATGCCCCGTTCCTCATTTGTCCCCTTGTCGTCCCGATAGCTATCGGGATAGTTTTCTTTCAGAGAACGGTTCCTTTAACTCACAATGACAGCTTTCTGCATGCCCCGTTCCTCATTTGTCCCCTTGTCGCGTTAGTGCGACAGGGGGACGAGCCCCGATTTATCGGGGCGGAGGGGGTTTCACCAGTTCACCACAAGCGGATAGTATTGCTCCAACCCTGTCATGTCCACCCATTCATCAAACCAAATTACATCGTCAATCTGCCACATATCGTTAAGTTCCCAGCTTCGTGGGGCATAGTCGAACTTGTACCCTTTTATCTGCGTTTTCCCGATTTCGTTCATCCTGAACTCGGTTTTCATCTCTTCAATAATAAACTCGCCTTCCTGCCCGCGAAACTTTCTGTAAATGTTGTTGATAACATGGTCGAGGATGTTCAAATGAAAATGTGCCTCGGTACTTACCTCCTGCCGTGTCGCCCAAATCCGTTTCCAGTATTTCCACCGCGTTTGCAGCAACCCGGTTCCTTCCTTCTCCCAGTCGATGCTGATGTTGCCGGTTTCATAGCTCCCCGCTCCCGATGGCTCGGCAAACAACAGGCGCGGCCCAAAACTCTCCCATGCAAACAAATCGCTGCGTATATTGCCCTTTTGCCGGGTTCCTGCCTGCCCCGAATCGACAAGGGTCGAAAATTTGGTGTCGATTTCTTCCTGCTCTTCCTGCCCGAAATTGAAAAATCCGTTTTGCCAGGCAATACTCAGGTGGCGCCAGCCAATATATTTATCCTGCGTTATCCCTTCCTCTTCCTGGTCTTCGGCTTCCAGCAACCACAATTTGTATTGCGCGTAAATGTTTTTATCGCGCACAAACCGTATCTCGTCCATCTCGGGGTTTTCAATGTTTTGCAAATCGTCCCACGTGTTTACCGGCTCTTTTTCTTTTATGCGGTATTCCTCGATGTCGTTCCACCGCTCCGAAATAAGCATGTCGTTACTGTCGTGCTCAAAACTGAATTTCAGTTCGTTGTTCAGCTTTTCGTTTATTTTCCACTCTCCGGTCAGGTATGCTTCAATGTCGATAGCTTCCTCGTCGAGCAACCCCTCGCGGTCGATAATATCTATCATCTTCCTGCCCGGAACAAAATGGATAAACACATTCAACAGGTTTTGTATGCCCATCACAAATTCTTTCAATTCCATTTGCGGCAGGCACTCCTTAAATGTAAACTTGTCCACATAGCGGTGCACCCGGGTAACCAGGTTCCCAATAGCCATTTTATTTAATTCAGCCAACTGATATACATCCTCTTCCGTTCCGTCGAAGTAATAAACCTCCCACGGCATGGCGTTGGCCGGAATGTGCTCTATGCGGGTAATGTCGAAATTGTGGTAAAGTACCAGCTTTTTCAGGTCTTCGTTTTCTTTCAGGAAGTTTTCGCGCACCGCAAACCCGGCATCCTTGAAAATGGTTTTTAGCACGTAATGCAAAAAAAGCATCGGCGAAACAACTGCTACTTTCAGTAAGTTACGGATACTTTCCGCATCGCTGCGGCTGTTGGTATCCGGCGCCAGTATATTAAGGTATTCATTTCTTTGGTTTACCCGCCAGTTCGCCGTGTATAAAAAAGCCTCGGTAAGGTCTTCCGAATTTACTTCGTAGGTTTCGTATTGTTCATTATCGGTAACCCAGCCCCAACCCAAAAAATTTGTCCGGCGGAAAACCTTTTTTCCGTAATTGGGGTTTTCGCGTTTTCTTTTCCCTAAAACATATTGCCCTTTGTCTTTAAAAAACGTAGGATTGTAAATTATCGGGCAGGCATACGGGTCGGTGTCGGGGTCGTAACTGCTTTTATTTTCGAAGGTTTTTTCCTCGTTAAACGAAATGCTGTCGGTAATAAATTTTTCGCGGTGTACTTTGCCAATATTGCCCGCCTCGCTGCGCAACCATCCGCTGTACGTTTTATTGTCGGCGCTTTCAATCACCAACGTGCCACGCATGAGCAGCACCCCGCTGTAGGTAATTTCAAAATCGGGCAGCTCACGTTTGTTCTCGGTGGCATAGCGGTCGAACCGCTCGGGGTTACCCAGTAACATGCGGTTATGGTCGTTCACCGGGATATCGATTCCCAAACCCACATCGCCCGGAAAATCTTTGAAATTGCACGCCGGGTTTTGCCACACCAGTTGCACGCTGGTGTCGTGGGAGAGAACTAAGGGTTCATTATTTAATGTAAATGATAGCATTTGTAGTTTAAAATTGAATGTTTAAAGTTCAAAGTAAGAGGAAGGGAACCGTTCTTTTCTTTTAGAGAACGGTTCCATCTGATTCTGATATCTTTATATTTTACTTTCATCTTTTTATTCTTTTCTTATCCTCCCCATTCAGTGGAGTTAGAGGGGGCTTTTAATAACTTCGGCTGTCGAACGTAAACTTGCTTGTGTGCGCTTCGCTAAACGTAATTTCCATTTTATATAAATCCTCTATCCGGTCGGCCAGCACAAGGTCGGCATCGTCAATCACCACCGGAATAATACGCTGGTTCGAATTGGTAATGTTGCTGTAA